ATCGTCTTGGCTTGCTTACGTTCTATGCCTGCCATATCGGCCACGACCTGGTGAAAGTCAGCGTCTCCGGCGTTGTATGCGCCTACAATTTCATCAACTCCCTCTAAATTTTGTAGTTTTGCATAATGTACTAAAATTCTAGGCTCTTGTTGTGAGTAGTCAAATGACCCCCAAACATGTTTATCTTCTGGAATAAATATAGATCTAATCATTGGACCAAGTTCAGGATGTCTTGCAGGTATCTGCTGTAAATTTGGATTACTCATACTAAATCTACCTGTAACTGTACCACCTTGATCTGATCTAATTTGATTTATGTCTGCATGTATTCTGCCTTTGTGTTCATGTTTAGTTATTGAATCTATAAATGTAGTGTGAGCTTTGTTTAGTTCTCTTGCTTCTGCAATAGCTTGTGGTAATTCGTGTGGGTGGTTTTGTAAAAAGTTTTTTGTAAAGCTTGGTTCATTACTCTTTGCAGTTCTATCGTACGGAAGTTTAAGTTTATCAAAAGCTTTTGCTATTGATCTGGCTGCCATAATTTCTACATCTACACCAGTTAAATTTTTTATTTTTTTTATTAAAGTCTCTTCCCTTTTAATTAAATTTTGTTTAATATTTTGTGCTTTTTCTAAATTAACTTTAACTCCCTTGAATCTCATATCAACAAGACATGGAAACAATCTTGTTTCCAGATTAAATATGTCCATCAACTCTTGATTATACAATTCTATTTTTAATCTTTGCCAAAGTTTAAGTGTAGACTTTGCATCTTGCTCTGCATACTGACCTACAAACATTGGAGGTAATCTCCACATATCTGCTTTAGGATCTAATCCATATTCTTTTGCAGCTTCAATTAAAATCTTTTCATCTTTACCTTCACCTGCATAATATTTTGCTAGTGTGTTTAACTGATAACTCATTCTGTTTTCATCAATTAATGATGCAGCTATCATAGTGTCCACAATGGGTCCTTTTATGGTAAGTCCTGCTGACCTTAACCAACACACATCATACATAGCATTATGAAATATAAACGTAGTATCTTTTTGATTTAAAACATCTTGGAGCCATTTTAAGACTAATTTTGGGTCCATATTACCGCCTTGCTCATGATGTATCGGATAATAGCCTTGCCAGCCTTCTACGGCCACCGCAACGCCAGCAATGTGGCCTCTTCCAGTGACATTTCCAGATCCTAGCTCTTTTAGCTGTGGGTCGTTAGTTTCTAAATCTATTGCTATTTCTTTATGTTCGCGCAGATCTCTTAATTCATCTGGCATCACCCATTCTGTTTCAGGGGTAAATAGGGGCATTTGTGTTCTTCTCACTTGTAGTCTCTCTCCTTTACCATTTCTAGATAATGTATTGCTTTATCTATATCTTGTATGCCTCCCTTTTGAGAGTGCCTACATATGTACTTTATAGCGTTGCCTTCCGCGAAAAGCAACTTGTTTTTATTTATAAATTCTGCTGGCTGAATCTCCATATACATATAATGAGATCCTCCAACCTGCTTTAACATTGGATTTTCTTTTTCTGGTGTGTCATCTGACATTCTATTTTTTTTCATTTTTTTCTCCTATTTTTTTTAAATCTTCTAGGGTGTTAATTTTATTCAACACTTCTGTGGGTACCTCAATATTATTAGTTCCCATTTGTAAAAAAGTTCCATCGTCTCTTTCTCTTATATTTCCTTTAGCTTGACTCCATTTATCCATGTTATCAAGAATAGTTTTTTTATCTAACCACCCATCAATTTCCATAGTTTCTTCAGCTTTGTTATAATTGTTAAAAACAATATAATCTACAAGGTGGGGCACTTGAAATTTAACTAGATTATGCACCCAACCTGAACGCATAAAATGATTTCTCCCCATAGTTTTAATATCAATTTTTTTATTATTAATTTCTATGTCGGTAAAAGTAAAACCTTCATAAGTAGGAAAAGGTAAATCTAAAACTTTATAGATTATTAGCTCTCCTATTACTCCAGTTCTTTGCATTGTTCTACTGCCATTAAAGCCGGCTTTTCTTTTAGCAAAGTTTTTTACTGATAAGATTAAATCAGCGTGTTCTTTAATAGTTTCTGTTACAGGTATTTTCATAATAAATATGCTCGATCAAAGTTTTTTGGATCTAACACATGCAATTCACGCTTCGCTCTCGTCGCTCCAGTATAGAATAATCTATGTAATTCATCAGGGTCATGACTAAAAGTTTCTAGTGCTGCATTGGTCAGATCTTGCATAAGCAAAACCTTGTCGGCTTCTCCTCCTTTTGCTCCATGTATTGTTGACATAATGATACGCGGATTTTTATTTATTTGTTCACCATTCGCCCGCATGTTACGAATATAGTTTTCTGTGACAGTATCTAAACCGTCAAAGGCTTCATACCAAACAGAGTCTGTAACTAAACCATGTTCAGCTCTACAATCTCTCATAAGATATTTTGTATCAGAGTGTAAAGTT